AGACACAAGTATTTTACTTTTTGAGGTACATTATCAAGGAAGTAGCGTGCCTCTCGTTCAGCTTCTTCGATGTCACCTCCAAACCATGCGAAATGATAAAATCCAACAGGGGTTGATTGCTCAACTTGAGCGGACAAGCAAGGGTTAATGTATGAGGTACTTTCAGAAATCTTAATAATAGTATTAGTCGTTCCTATATCTTCCATAATACCCTCAATATTATAGCCGTTGTGTGAAGACACATCGATGAATAAGTCGTTTTTTTTCATTTGTTTATTTTCCTTTCGTTTTATGGCAATGCATTAGGCCATTGCTCCGTCATCATTTTGCATGATGTAGTATTTGGGTTTTTCGGTCGGACGTGAACCAGCAATTCCATTGAAAATTGTATGATTAATGATTTCTACCATTCTTACTCCCCTTTCCACGCATCGTTCATCTGCTTCACCGCTGACTCGATAAACGTATCAAGATCACGGTCAGTCATGCTGATGTTATATTTGCTAAGCTCAGTACGAATTTTAGTTCGTGCTTGTTCTAGCTTCTCTTCGCCCTTATAGCCCGTTTCAGAAGCGACCTGCTCTACGGCATTTACTGCGTTTTTAGACAAGATTTCAATAATCTTGACAGTCTGTTCTCCACCCTTTTTGACAAGGTAGTCCTTAACCGCTTTGACTGCCGCCCCTACCAAGATGACAAGGATGCTTACTGCTCCGTTTAGTAAAATTTCGTTAATCTGTTGCATTTATATTTTCCTCCACAATTTCCAATGCTAGAAATTTTTCATACAATACCTTGATGGCTCCATTTCCACCAAGCTCGACATAACTTTCGTAAAGACGAGACAATTCCTCAATCTCATGCTGATTGGTATTGCCTCGTCTAATTGCTTTTTTTAGGTTTTCTTGCAATCGAAAACGCTGTAATCTTTGAAGACCTTTTCCAATAACACTCAACCCTTTGCTATTATCTTTGCCAATGCTCTCAACATTCGAGACGGTCTTTTCAATGGCACTAATCTTGTCAGATAAGAGACCGATTTGTTTGTCAGTCTCTTTTGTGTTCTGTGTGCTTTTAAAAGAAAAATAGCTAGGAATAATCACGATTAGAATCGGACTCAATTTATCCAAAAATGCTAGTAATTCCAATCAGACCACTTCCAATCTACTGTGCAGGAACTCGAGTGGTTTCAAGATTACTTTCGTTTTTCTGGCCTTCCCACTTCCAGATTGCAAGAATACCATTTTGAGATGGTACGCCTTCAAGTTGTTTGAAGGATTCTCCTTTGTAAGTGAAAGCCTGATTTGTCTGAATCAAGACACGCTTGCCCTCACCGTTTAATTCAACGTGTTCAGGATTTTCAATCACAAACATATCTCCTGGTTGATAGACCTTGCCTTCCTCAACAAGTGGGAAGAGCTCGACAAGTTCCTTGTAGGTTGTTCCGTAGGCGATTTTCTCACCCATGATAGAATCTTGAGCCATGACACGCACTACTTTGTCGATTTTATTTGCAAGCGCAGAAAGTCGATTCTGCTCGCTCTCATTTTGAGCAATCTTCTGATTGGCCTGTTCAAGCTGCGCTTGCGTTTTGACGATTGCTGCTCCTGGATCCAACTCTGCGCGAATGATATCTTTAACCGCTTCAATCAATTCTTCGTCTGACTTAGCTGTCTGATCACCTGGCAATTCACGAGAAAGGATGGTATAAGGTGATTCACGATGAACCACGACCTCTGTTGTGTCAAATTTCAAATATTTGCTTCTTACTGTATATTCTGTTGCCATTTTCTATCCCTCCACTGGACCTTCTTGATTATTAGGTTTGAGTTGGTTCTTCAACTCTTCAATTTGTTTTTCTAGTGCTTCACGCTTCTGCACTTCTTCCAGATACAATGCCTGGAAGGTTGATCTCTCAACTGTCAATCGTGCTACGTCTTGTGCGATAATTTCTAATGCGTTCATGCTAATTTCCTTTCTAGAGTCTCAACTCGTTGAGACAATTCCTGAATCGCTTTAAGAGCGATATTTCCAAGTCTAAAATCGTCTAGTGCCAAATTCTCTCCTTGTAGATATACTAGGCTACTATCTAATTTCTCGACATCTTGTGCGATCAATCCAACGTTTGTATAAGGTTTCTTATAGCCAAATTTGTCAGGCTTCCAATCAAACTGCTTAAATTCCAACTTCTTCACAAAATCAATTGCTTCAAAATTCGTGTCTTGAATGTTCGTTTTCAGTCGCTTATCTGAACTCGAAGCATCTGGCTTGAACCACCACGTACCATCTGTGTCAGTACCATCGTTGACGTACATTTGACCATGGCGGGGATCCCAAGCGATGAATGAAATACGGTAAAGATTTCCAACAGGGTCTCCGTACCTAAAATTTGAATTTATCGGTAATCCACTCATTGGTTGACCACGATATAGATTACACAATGAGGTCAACCCTTTGACCGTCAAGAGAATGTCTGCGACGGATTCTCCTATTAAATTCCCACCGTTCCAGTTAGGAGAATTATAGATGAACATTCCTTTAGGAATTTGTCCAAAATTCCTACCAAACAATTGAACACCAATCCCCTTACTTGCACTATAGGTCTCAGGAACGTTGATTTGAAGACCACCTTCTTGAGTAGGTCTCAAGAATCCATTATCTCCGATAGTTATTCGACTATTACCTGTTATTGTAGTACCGTTTATTTCAGTACCTCGGATTGTGCCCCCATAAATACGGTCTCCATTGAGAGTACCTGTCACAATCTGAGAAGCATCTATCGTTACAGCTTTCAAGGCATTTACAAATGCTCTGCTTGCTACTAATTTGCTGGTGATGATCTCGTTTGAAACCATTCTATTAGCAAGAGCCTCGTTGAATACCAGCTTATCAGCCGTAATGGAATTTGTCCGTATGACATCCGTGTTCAGAGTCGCGAACGTACCCTCACCGACAAATAAGTGCTTGAAATACCCGTCAATTGCAGTTAACTTATCAACTAAAGTGTTCCCTTCAAGTCTGATAGTCTCAGCTTTAATGCCTGCATTTTTGCCAGCTAGGTTAAAACCAGCGATGATTTCATTAACACTGTTCTTATTATGGACCCCCCATGACCCAGCTAGTTGACTCTGAACTGTACGAATCGCTTCGTCGGTATCTTCAGGAGCAGGGGACCACGGCGTTGCCCTAGAACCTTTTTCGATTTTTAGAAGCTTAGTATGCACCTTGTAACGAGATGCACCATCCACACGAACATTGAGCCACCAAAAATTATTACCAAGCATCTGCTCTGTTAAGGTCACATCATATTCTATTTTACGCCAGTTATTGCCAGCAATTAGATTGCCGAGACGATAACCGAAAGGATTACCAGAATTCCATTTTTTGACATCACCCCAAGACTGCAAAACAGCCGTAGCCGTCTTCCCGGTGATAGGCTGGACATCATCGATAGAAATCTCTAAGCACACATGTAACTTATCTCCTGCGACAAGACCAGATGCCACAACTTTATGAAGATCAGCATTTAGGTTGATACCAGCAGGACTAGCAATTGTGATGAAGCTCGTCCACCCCTTGCTTGTATTTAATGCACGATTGATACCGTCAGAACCATACTTTCCAACTTCAACCTGGAACAGTTGATTCGTCAGAGCCATACGAGCTACCTTATCTGCAATTCCATTTTCAGTATTGCCTAAAATTCGCTCATAGAGCTGACTTGTCTCTCGAACTCGCTGAAAATCCGTCTGATTAGCCTTGCCAGAAATCTGAGATAAGATGCTTGCAAATTGACCATCAACCGTCTGCTTGTACTGAGCAATCTTTGAAGCAATATCATTATTCGTCTGTGTGGCAATCTCGCTAAATCGACGTTCAAGACCTCTTACATCCTCTTGATAAGCTGATTTGCCGACGAAATCACGATTGACCAGCTCACGGACTGCTGTAGCTTGTCGTGCACTCTCTTCTCGAGTGTAACGCTGTAGAGCTTCCTGTCGCTGACCGTCTTTATTGACATATTCCTGAATAGCTGATAAGTCGGTTCGCAATCCCTGAGCCGTTCGCTCAAAAGTAGCCTTAGCTTCTGTGATGATGCCCTCAGTGTCTTCAGGGGCTGGTGACCAATTCGTGAACACTGACCCACTCTCAACCTTTGCAAGTTTCCATTGGAGTGATCCACTCGCAATAAAATCAGTCCTAAACATCCAATTCCAATAGATATTCTTTAGATGATTTTCGGTGATTTTGAAAGAGTGTTCGAATGTGATTTCTCCACTTCCGTTAAGGATTTTGGCAGGACTGCCTGCATAAGCTCCAGCCGTCCAGCCAGTCACGTTTCCGTTTCCTTGTAACCAAATAGTCGCAGTCTTGCCAGCCGCTGGTCGTACATCAGTGTACTTGAGTATGATCTTAGACCTCAATGTGTCGCCAACTTGCAAGCCGTCGGTCAAAATCTTGTAGAGTGGGGGGCAAGTGTTCGGATTCCCCGAAAAGTTTGTAAAAGGCGTAGACCATTCTTTGCTTGTTCCCAAAGCAAGATTCCGCCCACCGACAGACAAGCTCGCCAATTCCTCTCGCAACTTCCCAGCCTCGGCTGTGACCAAAGTCTTATCCGCTTTGTCCTTGGTTGCATTAAGGATTTCTTGACGGATAGAACCAGCTCGCACCTCAAATTCAGCCAGACTCAACTTCTGATTCAGCTTGTTCTGCGTGTCTGTCTCAAGACTTTTCACAGACTGCCTGATGTTCTCAGCAGTTACGTTGAGCGCGCTGATATCCGCTTTGGTTCTGAGACCTTCAGTCAGACGGTTCACACCAGCATCAAGCGCATCAGCGCGTTGTTTGAAGTTGGATTCGACTACTGAGACACGGTCTTCTTGGTCTTCATAGGCTGGTTGATAGGCTGGAAAATAATTGCCAACCGATAACATGGCGTTCTCAATGACGACCTGCAGACCAGCAGGAAATCCATAATTCGTTCCAAAACGAATGAACACATTGTTAGTCTGATAGGTTTCAGAAGAACTAGACAGATCAATAGTGAACTCAAAATGTTGACGTTCGGTAGTCCCGCCTTTAAATGTGAGTTGGTAGCTATACCATGGACTAGCGCTAAAATGCACGTTAGCTTGCGTATCTCTGGCTAGAGCGACTGGAAAAGTCGCATCAAAAGACAGACGCACATAATCACGCTTGAGCCTGTCACGGTTCTTCCAGAAATCAGGGACTATGAATGTTCGATAGTCGTATACCGCTTGATCTCCTGTCGTAAATGTTCTTGAACGCGAATTCCTGAAGTAATTCCGTGAGCTACCAACCTTTACGCTCGCTATCTTACTAGCCAACTCCTCTGCTGTCTGTGTGAGTTCTGATTTGCTGGCTTTACCATTGGCCAGATTGGTCAGCTCTGCCAGTCTACGAGTCGTTGTCTCTTCATACGTCGCTTGCGCCGACTTCACACCAGCCAGTTCATTCTTTGCCTGGATAAGCGCTTCAACCTGCTTGGCAATCTCAGCTTCGACCTGTGCCTGCTTCGGCCGAATATCGTTCGCGATAGTCCGTTTCAAGGCGTCCAAATCACCCGATAGAGCCGTCTGAGCGCTTGTAGCTTGTGTCTTGAATGCTTCAAGTCTAGCAATCGAATCCAGACCAATCCGCTTGGCTTCCTGAGCGAGTAAGCTGCTTGCGCCAGAATTTTGTAAGGCTTCTTCAGCCTTGCGTTTGGCTTCTTGTAGTGGCCCATTGTTAAAACTGCGAAATCGCTGGTCAATCGTATCAGAGAGTTCTCTCTTGACTTCTTCGGCTCTGGCTTTAGTAGCGTTGAGACCGTCTGTGAATTGATTGATCAACTCTTCTTTTTGCCGGTCAAAAGTAAGGTCAGCATTCTTGAGTTCTCTGGATAACTGTTGCTCGAAATTGCTTTGAAGTTGTTGAGCTTCGCCCTTGACAGCATCACTCACTGCGTTACCAATTGCATTCGCAAGACCTGACTTGAACTGCCCAAAACCAATTGTCTTCAATTTTTTGCCCATTGGTGAGTAAGTGTACTTAGTAATCTTCTTGCGCACATCCAGATTGTATACCTCATGAAACAGGCTCACAATGTCATACATCTGAACAGGCACATCACTCTGACCGACAACCTCAAGCTCAAGGCTATCTTCCATCATGTCGCAAAGCGATGTTCGATAATACTGCTCACCATACCTGCGAAGGCTTGCTTCATCCTTCACGTCCTGGTCATTAACCTCAATCACATCTTCGTAGATTTGACTGTACTTGTTAATAAGTGGACTATCGATCGTAACAGTGAACGTGCGATCAGGCGCTTTCTCTCCCTCGCCCTTGACTGTTGTGATGAAAGTAATTCGAGTCTTTAAAGACTTGGTAGAGGTCTTGTGCTGATAGCTAGACAGGTTCTTTTTGTACATAAAAAGCGATTCATTCTCTGAACCGCCATTTTTAAGCAATCGTACCTGGTATCCATGACGCACAAGGTCACCACCCCACTGGCCAATGATTGAGTGCTTATCTTTCGCAAATGCCTCCATGGCATTCTTAGAGCCAACATTGAAGGTGTGTCTATCTTCAATATCAGAGAAGAATGAGAACGGATTGTCACGATTGATGCTCCCAGCGAAGCGACTCAAGGCAGTTGAACCAGTTTGCCTATCCAAAGAGATTGGATTGACCACATAGTTATTCAAGAGAGTGAATACTTGGTTAGCATAGACTTGGATATAGCCATGCTTCTTCTCAACCTCGAAAATCACAAAATCCTGTTCACCGTGTAGGTCATCAGCCGTCAGGAATGTCTCTTCTTTCAGCTTCTCCCATAAGGAATCAGAAGTAGGGAATCGGAAGGTCAATTGATAGGTATTGCTATCTATCTGAACGATTTCATCCGCATAGGCAGCGTTCAGAGGCATATTCCCATTTGTTAAATAAATCAAATCTTATACCTCCAATTCGGTCGAATAGTAATCTTACGAACATTTCCAGTAAACGAAACACCAACCTTGCCAGTCGGGATTTCCAAGAACCCTCCACGTTTCCGAAGCGTGTTCTGAACCGAACCAGTAGCGTTGTAGATGTTCTGCTTGCCTTGTCTACAGTCGATTGTAGCCTTGGTCTTAATCGCTAAATACATGGTCTTACGGCCAATAGTAAGGGAGATATCTCCATCTCCCTCGATTTCGATGATAGGCTCCGAATAGATTGTTCCAAGATTTGTGATTGTACCAGATGCGGTCAGAACCACAGGTTCTACGCTCTTCTGATATCGGAATGGTTGCATATCTAACTTGATTTCTAACTTCCAAGCATGATTCCCAAAAGGTTCAAAACTAGCAGTTACAAAGTTAGCATAAAACAATGAACCAGGCTGATAGCTAAACTCTAAAACATTATCATTCGATTGAAATTTATCAAGAATACTTGAAATCTCAACCATTTTTTTAACGTGAAGAATAAAGGTCCTTTCGTAACTGTCGAAAGAACCATCTAATACACGATAACTGCCATTGACTCCATAAAGGTCTGCCTTCTCTCCTTTCGGCTTAGCAGCCTCAACTTTTCCAAAGTCAGTGACAACACAACCAGGAAGGGTTGAGGTGTTAAAACCATTGATGATCATATAATCCATTAAATTCCCTCCCTTGCATAAATTGCACCGTGTTGTTCGTAGGTTTTGAGTGAGATAATATCATTGTCCAGATAAACGTCTGATGATTTTTCAAGGATAGCAGTAAGGATCTTTTCCATACTTGCTCTCAGAATCGCTATCTCAGACACGGTTTTATTTTCATGCGCTTCAAATTGAGCTGATGGCATAGCCAACTGTGCCTCAAGACTTTTAGTAACTGAGGCAGAGGAATTCAGATTCAGACTGTCTCCTGAAAATACATCCGAAATCTCACCAGCCATACCTCCGACCGTTTTCTTGACGTCTTTAAACCCATCTTTTAATCCATTGTCTAAACTTCCCATAATTGCATTACCAGCAGGAATCAAGAGTTTACGGTCATATTCAATAGGCCCTTTGTGGTCACGAATCCAGCTAGCAATACCACCAACAAAGTCAGTGACAGAAGACCACATAGACTGCAAACCATTCAAGAAACCTTGTAAGATTGCTTGACCTGCACTATATAGATCAATATTCCACAATTGATTGAAAAAACCAGTGACATTACTTACAAGACTAGATACCGCACTAGACATGCTGTTCCAGGCATTTTGCGCCCCAGATACAAGACCATTGATAATGTTTAGAACACTAGATGCTAGAGAACTCCAAGCATTGCTTGCCGTTGACTTAATACCTTCCCATAAACTTGATAGGAAGTTCATAAAGCCATCCCAGATATTTTGAGCTCCCTGCACCAAACCTGTAATCAAGCTTGTTACAGTAGACTTTATCCATTCCCAAGTCGCTGAAGCAGTCGACTTGATGAACTCCCAAATCGCACTAAGAACAGCAGAAAAGTTTTCAAAAACAGCAATACCATAACCAACAATAGCATCTACAACTCCAGAGAAGTATGTTTTAATCCCCTCCCATATCATAGAAATGCCATTTTGAATACCTTCCCAAATTAGAGAAAGATCAGCTCCTAGCTGGTTGAAGTTCCCTGTCACAAGGTCGATGATGATCAGAATAGCGCCCAAGAAAATGGATTTGATGAACTCCCAAGCACCTTGAAAAATCATCTTAATCCCTTCCCAAATTTGAGTAAGACCATCTGATATATTGTTCCAAATATTCATAAATCCATCTATGAACGGTTGAACAATAGCCATCACTACCGTTGTGATAGCTGTCCATGCAACAGATGCAGCCTCCTGAATACTTACCCACAAGTCAGAAAAGAAAGTTACAACAGCAGTCCACATCGCCTTTAAAGACTCAATGTAAGCATTCCAAGCTGTAACAACTCCATCCCACAATGTGCTAGCACCTTCAGAGATACCAGACCAAAGACCGACAAAGAAATCAGCAATCCCCTGCCAAGCCTGCTTAATCCAATCCACAAAAGATGACCAAATTTGCTGACCAGTTTCTGTTTGAGTGAAAAACCATACAAGACCTGCAGTCAATGCTGCGACTGCCGTTACGATTAAGCCAATCGGGTTGGCAGATAAAACAGCATTAAAGATACCGAACGCTCCACTTGCTCCCATAGTTGCCGCCGCATTCGCAGCTTCTGCGGTAGTGAGTGCACCGGTTCTTACGAACTGAGCTAGCATTAAGCCATTCGTGATAGCTAGAGTTGCATTCCTGATTGTTTCAATTCCTTTTATTACCGCTAAGACAGCTTTATATCCTGCCCATGCACTTGTAATGCCTACAACAGCCGATTTTAAGGCATCTAATGCAAGAGGTGAATCTTTTAACCAAGATGTAAATTTACTAAGGCTTTCAGAGGCATCCCTGATAAAACCTGTGATACTTTCAAAGGCAATGCCTAGCAAATTCACTCCCTGCTCTCCGTCTTTGATTCCTAAAAGACCTCCAACGAAATCAACAACAATACTTGCAACATTACCAGCAACAACCCCGATATTCTCAAAAGTTACTCGGATATTGTCTGCGATGTTGACAATTTGATTAGCAGCACCCTCGCTAAATCCAAGCATGGTCAGGATATCAATGTTATCTTGCTTGCTCAATGAACCAAAGATCATATCAAAGAAGGTTTGAAAGACACCTGTTACTCTCGACAGTTGACTATAGACTGCATTTCCAAAGGCATCCCCAAAAAGCTGAGATGCAATCTGACTAATTCCTTCAGTCAAAACTAAGCCAAGGCCAGAAAAAATATTTCCAACCATTGGTAAAAAATTATCAAAGAGAAAGGTAGATGTTGTTTTAAGCAAAGCATGCAGAGAAGGTAGGATATTCTCCCCTAGCGCTAACTTTCCAAGTACATTCTGAGCAGCTGCTTTCATAGATTCAAATGATCCACTAAAAGTAGATGCCGCCTCTTTAGCAGTTGTGCCAGTGATGTCTAGATTTTCTTGGATAGCATGGATGGCATTATAAACATCTGAAAGGTTGTTAATGTCGTACTTAACACCCGTCAACTTCTGAGCGTCATTCAAAAGACGCTCCATTTCCTGCTTCGTACCACTATACCCAAGTTTAAGGTTGTCCAGCATCGTATAGTTCTGCTTTGCAAAACCTTGATAGGCCATCTGAATGCTCTCCATCGATGTACCCATCTTGTTCGCATTATCTGACATGTCAATCATGGCCATGTTGGCTGTTTCAGCAGCCTTATTCGTATCACCGCCTAAAGACTGCAAGAGACTAGCTGAGAAGCCTGTCACATTTTCCATGTAGGCGTTAGCTGACAAACCTGTTGTCTTGTAGGCCTCATTAGCATATCCCTTTACCTTTTCGGCAGAACCTTTAAAAAGAGTTTCAATCCCTCCAAGAGATTGCTGGAGCGCTGCACCTTCACTGATAGCTGCCGAAAAGGCCTTGCCAATCCCTGCCGCTGCAATGACTTTCGTCATAACGCCAACAAGACTAGAACCTAATGACTGTCCAGCACTTTGTCCTGCTGCACTCGCTTCAGGATCGAGGATTGATTGGATTTTACCAGTAATGCCTCTAGCTGATGGTATCAATTGTACATAAGCCTGTGCTATTTCTGTCGCCACTAATCCTCACCCCCTATCTTTTCTAGAATTTTCTGACGATATTCTTCAAAGTCCTCACCAGAATCAAAGATCATCTCCTTGCTTTCTTTAGCTTTAGTTTTTCCTGTCAGCTCCTCTGCAACCATTAATGGTTTGTTGATTCCTTTCTGACCGTCTGTTGTTTTAAACCAAACAAGAGCAGAAAGCCTATCAAGCACACCCGCAAGTAAAAAGGTTTCAAAAGGAACTTTGCTATTGGTCATTGCTAGTTTGATACGTGAATCATCTCTTAGACCAAAAGCAAAGACAGCTACCTGGTCAGCAGGTAACTGTCTGTAATCAAAAATCCCATATGTTTCAGCTAAATCACAAATAAGAGCATCTTCATCTGTTTGAATCATTCTAGCAAGGAGCGCTATTTTTTTAACTGATTCTGACTTGAAAAGATCTCACTAATTTCTGCTCCCATTTTATCCAAAGGAACAATGCCATCCGCAGTCCGCACATGGTTTTTCAAATCTTCTGATTTGTCACCAAGCATAAGTTTGACCACTTTTGGTAAAACTGCTGGATTTGTATCTACTTCTGCAATAGCTTCAAGCAACTCATAGTTTTCCAAGCGCTCTTTTGTGATTTCAAAAGCAAATCCAGTCGAAGTTACTCCACGGATTGTTTTAATCTGTGGCGCAGCTCCTTTATTTTTCTTTTTGCGATTTTGTTTTGACATAGTTAAGCTCCTTTGATGTATTCATAGTGTGTGTCGTCAGCAGCGTTAGGGAAGGCAGTTACTGTCGTACCATATCCGAGAACACTTCCATCGTTATAAGTGATTTCATCGATAGCAGTTACTTTTCCTGAAGGGATAACAATACGTTTAAGTACACCACCTTTTAGAACCGTTTCGATTACAAGGCAATGATGTGGCAATTCTTTTGAATTTGCCTTAATGGTAATTCCTGATGACAAGTCCCCAGATACATTATCTGATCCATAAACTTCCTTCAAAACTTCCACATTCAATGCTTCAATCAGCATATATTTGAATGTGTCTGTCTTTTCCTTTTGAACTGAACTTACAACGACACCACCCCATGCCTTAATATTTTCTGATTCTGGGGAGTTGCTATTGGTCATACCATCTTCTGAAATATATCCTAGCGCTTTAAAAGCTGCATCTAGTTCTGTTGTTGCATCTGTCGGTAATGCTGTTCCAAGAGGTGCAGAATAAACTGCTCCTCCAATTTTAGGTTTAGCAGTCGTTACGTTTGATTCTTTTGCCATTTAATTTCTCCTTTTTAAAAATAATTAATATCAAAAACGGCTTGATATCGATATTGTTTTGTTTCGGTATCCGTAAAATTGTAATCACTGTTCAGGTGGACACCACAGATTTCATCTAATTCAATCAATCCCTTTACAGCTTTTTTGACTTTCAAATTGAGTTCTGCAGCCTTCTGCATAGTTGGGCCATAACTTTGAAAAGCAAAGGTCGCACTACCAGAATGATTTCGCTCCTTACCACCTGTCTTTTGAATAATGACAAAGCTATCGGGAGCTTCAGCTTCATGCTCAAAAAATGACGGTACATCTAAATGACCGTCAAGATATTTCTTGATAATAATTTCAATCATCTAATGCACCGCCTTCAACAAAGTGTTATTTTTTAAATTATCCCTCTTCGCTTTTCGCGTAGCTGGATAAATCATAGCATTGGCTCTTGTCTTACCAACGTGGCTATCTTGTTCATAGCCAGGACCACATCTTTTTTTTATGACTGTCGCTTCTTTGTTCAAGATGTCCTGAATCTCTTTTGATTTCAAAAGAGCTCCTACACCCGCACCGATAAGCTTGACTTTGAGATTACTCATACGCTTCAACCATCACTTTCTTATTCCATTCTAAAGGCATCATGGCTTCAATACCTTCCAAAGGAATGCCAATCGTACGCCATTTTCGCCCAAAGAAACGAACTTCACGGTCTTTCCACTCGTTTTGGTCACCTTTGGGTATTCCTAGCGTATAAGAAGCCTTCTTTCCGGTCAGATTGAGCTGATTAGTGACATCTTCTGTTGAAGCTGGGACGACCAGAACATTTTCTACTTGAATTTCAGTATTCTCATAAATAGGATGACCAAAGTCATCCCGACCAGTCTTGGTTTTCCCAGTCAAAGTTACAGTAATTCCTTTAATCCGTCCCATAGATATCAATCACCCCATATCTTTGCTTTTTAAGACCTAGACGTTTCAATTCCGAGTCTTTGATAAAGAGACCTCCACCAGGGACTAAATATGATCCACTGAAGGAATATCCTAAAGCAGACTCAGCCATTTGAGTCATTGGTTCCTGATCAGTAGAGGTCATCAAGGTGCGAGCAACCACATCCACCGTGACGGACTTGACCACCATAGCAAAAGATGGATCAGTAGCCACTAACCCATCTAAATCTTTACCAACTTTTTTAGCTTCAACACGAAGAGAATGAGAAACAACTTCCAACAGTGCTTCGGCTCGTTCTTTCTCATCGAATTTCAATGTTCTCCACAATGTTTGAACATCTTCTACTGTTGCAAAGTTTTCCATTTCTACCTCCAGCCAAGCGACTACTGAGCTTCAGAGTCAGCTTGTTCAATAAGCGAAATCAATTCAGATTTTGTGGCGCGGTTATCATAAGTAATACCTTTTTCATCAAGGATTTCTTTCAACGCTGCGTTAGTCAATGAGTCCAAAGGTTTGTATGCTGCAATTGGAACCCAATCACCCCCAGAAATTTCTGTATTAGTGTTGATTGTTGCTCCTGTCTTTTGGTTTACATACTCAGCCATGATTAACCTCCCGTTTTCACAATACGAGCGAAACTAGCAGCGTCCATGATGCCCCATCCAATGTATGCTTCGCAACGGATATAAATCTGGTTATACCCTTTAAGGTCGCGACCGCTGTTGTCAGGATCACCATACTTGATGATTTCCATCGGAACTTCTTTCGCATAGCCCCATTTGAACATTGTTTCAAAGTCCCCAACAATCGCTGTGTTTTTAGGATCTGTTTGTGAGTATGATACAGTGCGATTTTTATCTACTGCCAATCCATTGATTGCATCAGGTACACCGCCCCATGCCAATTCAGGATACAATTTCCCGCCTTCAGCATTTTTCATTTTAGAAAGAGCAGTTGTAAAAATAGGATCTAGGATTGCTCCGGTGATATCACGTTCTGAACCATCAATCATACCGACAGCATCTTCCATACTTTCATCTGGGTTAGATTCTTTGAAAGTTACTGTCTGAGTAACTTTTTTATCAAAGCAGTTAGTTCCAATAATGCTTGACTCTTGTTTTGTACGTGGGTTAATACCGTGAATACTCATAATATCAAGCCCTCGTGCTAATTTTTTAGAAAATCCTTCCACAAAATCACTGAGGATGTCAACTTTTGCTTCTTCTGAGGCGTGTAAAAACTCATCAGATACACGGGCACCATATTCGACTTTTAGTGGAACAATAGTAACAGGATCAAGGCTCACACCACCATGAGTCTTCTTGCCATTTTCAGCCACGATGTCGATGTCCGAATCAAAGTCGAAAATGAACTCTTTTTGGCCGTTAAACGGAATAGGTTTTTGGGGTGATAGCTTAGCAATTGATGAATGTCCCTTCACCTTACTAATAACTTTTTTTACAAGCTCTGGATCAAATAGATTTCCTTTTGCAAGTTGTGCTTCTGACATATTTTTTTCTCCTTTTTAATCTTCAATACTTAAATTTTGAACTAAGTTTCTATACATAGCTCTGTCGTCGTCCTCTTTAGGAACGATCGGTTCAGTTGATTTTACTGGTGCTACTTTGCTCACTGGTTTCATAAACCCAGCCAAGCGCTCTGCATCAGCTTTTAAGCTTTCTTCATCATTTCCCTGCAAACGATCTGCAAGGTCGTAAGGCAGTCCATGTTGCAAAGCTACTCGAGTTCGTAGACTAGCCGTCTCATAACCAGCGATTTGATTCTGAAAAACTTCAAGTTGCTTATCAGCATCTGCCTTACTTTGATTAGTAGCTTCGATGGTTGACTTCAAACTACCATTTTCTTTTTCCAACTCTTCAACACGAGATTTGAGCTGGTCATAGTCGCCATACTTCTCTTTTTCTCGAGATAAGCGCCCCTTAATAGCAGCATCAAATTCTTCTTGTGTAGTGATTGGTTTAAATTCTGACATTCTCATGTCTCCTTTCTCCTGCTTTCCCGGCAGTTCGGTAATTTTGGGTATCAAAAAAAGCAGTCACATGACCGCTTATTTTAATAACTGATTTTTTGCTTTTTCTTAGGCTTAGTCGTAGCACAAGCCCAATGCGCAAGCAAAGCGCTATCCATCAAAGAAATATCCATATCGTCAAAGTGCGATCGATAACCAAAACCACCATTTGAACCAATATTACGCTTATCGCAGTTAGTAGCTACTTTTGATAGCGATGGTTGGCCAGCGTGACAGATTGTCTTCTGGTAAATCCCCTGTTCCCAAAGAGCATTGGCCACGATGATTTCTTTCACCGTTGGTAGAATCACGTTCTTGATTCTGTAGTCCTTCAACTCTTCGTCCAGGATCTTTTGACCACTTGCGCCATCGATGACTATCTGAGCCACGTCGGCTTGACGCAAGAAAGCAACCATCCACTCATTCCCATTACGAACAGATTGACAATCGACTGTTTCCACAAAGAAACGGCCATCCTTGGTACGTGCAGCAATGCTCAATGCCACATTCGTTCCGTCTTGGCCATACTTTATACCAACAGACAACTTGCCAGACAATTCTGGTACATCATCCACCTTGAGCTCATTCCACTCAGTTTCAGAAATAGCAGATTTCTGGTTGTAAGTTGGCCAAAATCCCAAACGTTGGATATTATGGTCTAGCTTATCCTCACCAAGCTCTGCCTCAATCTTCCGCTCATTTAAGTGGTATCCCATGGATGGATTAGAATTATACCAGGCTTCCACATCGTCAATTTCCTTTTCATCAGAAACAGACCACTCAGCCCAGCCAGAATACTTCCCTTTCCCAAATAGACATGTCTCACGATACTTAGTAAAGACCGTTCCACTTGATACAGGTGTCGGAGGTGTTCCACACATGATTGTGATAGGATTCTCACTATCCGTAACCGTGTATTTCAAAGCAGATTCTTGCTCGGTCGTGTACTCCTGAGCCTCGTCAATGATCAGCATGTCGAACCCTTCACCAAGACCACCATTTGATGTCCTAGTACGGAATTGGATAACACCACCTGTTGAATAAAGTTCAATACGCTCCTGCCCCTTCGCTCGAATCGAATTGAAATCCTCACCATCAACATACCCCATCTTTTCAAGGTATCGCTTGACCTTTTCAAAAGAGGCATGAGATGTAGAAATACGGTGAGCCGTGTGCAGGATATTTAATCCTTCATGTAGCCCCCAAATTTCACCAATATATAGGATTTCAGATTTACCATTACGACGAGGGATAGAATAACCAAACTTCTGATGCACCCATAGGCCGTTTTTATCTACTGCCATTAAAGGCAATAGCAGGTTTTTCTGCCAAGCATAGCAAGAAAGCCCTGTCCGCTCGTAAAGTTCAATCGCTTCTTTAGCTTTTGAATTTTTCTTGACGTATTTTAAAATCACCGATTGAGTAGGATTCTGATTGCCAAGTTTCTTCTTCCTCGCCATTCTAATTTCCTTTCAATCGTCATCGCATGATAACCCTATCGCTGGGAGATATCAGATCACCTCCTAATCTTTAATAGCTCGGTTTGAAACTTTAGTGTATACATCTACGTAAGTTTCTTTCTTGTCTCCGTTATGCGTGATTTCTGCATAATCACCACATTTTTCACCAGACTTGATTTGATTAGTACTAACAAGAGCCTTCCAATTTTGCAAAGTTTTGCTAAACCAAACTACAAAGCAGTCTTCTTCTTTGATTTCACGACCTGCTAAGCGTGAAAATTCTTGCGATGCCAATTGTTTTGCCTTTTTTAACATTTTTTATTCCTTTCTTAACATAAAGAAAACCGTATGGAAAGCCAAACGGTTTATAGTGATTTATAGCAGTTTATAGCAATAGAATTATAAATACCTCACACAGAACCTCCTTTCAATTTTTCAAAAAGAAAAGCACCCTTTCGAGTGCTTCAAATTTCTTCTTTTCGGTCCGAAAAGAAATCAGCCCAAAATGGATTCTCTTTATCAAAGATTTCAATCTCTTCTGAGCTCATATTATGAGGATAATCTTCAAACAGGTTATAAAACTTCTTCTTATCAAATGTAACTAACATCAACCCTCTAGCAAACCAGGCTGTATCAACCCACCAAACTATATCACCATCATTTTCTTTATAGCAATATTCAGACCAATTAACTTCTTCATAATCATCTTTCACGACCCTCAGCCCCCTTCATTTGTTTAGAATCTGCAGTATTGATAAAACTCAATATCTTGTGAAATTCAGGGTTATCTTTCAATGAGTTCACATCAATAAGATAGCTATTTGCATCATATCTTCTCCCAGCTACACTGTGAGACTTCTGACCTTTGAATCTCTCTTTCAGAACAATGTTGTTAAACGGCTTAAAACCATTTAACGTTCTTGATTGAAGTTCCAAGTACTCGAAACGACCTTCATTTTTCCTTATGATTGCTGCATGACTCCCTGCTGCCAAGTAGTATTCATTTCCACTTTCTACTCTCTCCAACAATTCTTTTACTGCAGTAAAATCATTTGTATGTTTAGCAACATGCATTTCAACTCCTGAAAGGCTACCAATCATTTTAATCCTACTATCTCGAGAAAAGAAATCACAACTCTTTCCTCCTCTAAAATCTAGGACAGTATAGCCACCTTTGTTCCCAATATAAGCAAATGCTGCTGACGAACAAGATCCTCTTGTCTTGTCTCCACCACTAACAGCTTCGATTATTTGTTCCTCAGTCAATTTTTTACGGCTTTTTTTGATAGGATTTGAAGAAATTCCGTTCTGTAGCGCTAGCTTTCTCACTTCGCTCATTTGAGAATTTTTATTTATATCCTTCCTTGCTTCAATTTTATCACTTTCATCTTTTTTTCGCCAAATTTTCTTCCAAACATCCTGAACTTTTCCGTTTTTAGGATCATAGTCTACAATACAACGACAATGCTGATGTCTTCTATAAACGTCCTTCGGAACTCTTGGATATTTATAATTCCCTTGAACTTCCTGACACCACTCACAACAATGAAAATACGATTTTCGGACAATCTCAGGTTGCAATCCAGACTGATAATGAAACTCCGCATTTTTCTGGATACTATCATCAATGATTGACTGAGTGAAGTTCACAATAGGTTCACCGAGCAACCAACTGACATCCTCAAAATTTTCCTCAGACGAAAAGCGATTGACAATGCCAGCTATTCGATCCAGATTTAATTCAGGAACTTGAACTTTCAGACCGATTTTCGCTTTATCGTTCAAATTCTTCTGAACATCACTAGTGTAACCACTTACAAGCTCGTGATTTCGTCCTAGCACGTCCGTCAGCAAACGCTGAGCGATATTGTAATACATTTTTCCGTCTGGTAATTTATCGGCGCTCAGGGACGCTCCTAGAGCCTTCGAGAGAATATCGCCAATTTCAATCGCAAACTCATTTGCAGTTTTGTAAGTGGCCTTTTTTGCCTTCAACGCAGCAAAAGCATTTTTGACAATCTCACTCTTACCGAAATCTCTCTCAAACCTCTCCTGAACCTCTTGCAAGATACTAGGTAAAACATCATTCTCCATTTGAATCACCCTCGCTTACCACTGGTTTGGCTGACATGTCTCCAGCGATACCAGTAAGATCACGAATTGTCTCCGCATTGATGTAGCCAGGTAAGGCTTGATTCAATTTCACAACACCGTCCCCAATCATGGTCATCGTATTCGCATCCGCTTCAAACAATGGTTCCCACTTGACTGTGGTTCTTACAAATTGGCTTCTATCATAGCGAAACTCATCACGCAAACAAGCTGCAACATAAGCGACATTTAGCAACCCAGCACCTAGTGAGCGCTGAGCCTTTCGACCAGCAAGACGAAGATTCTCATGACTAGCCTTGATAGCTTCCACAGATGATGGATTATCTGAAACGAAACCAAGGTCATCCAATGTCAAGCCCATTTCCCCAGCAAATCCAGCAGCAGAAGTTCTCAGCTGTTCAGTAAACGGTGACATGCTAGCAGTAGTAAATTGCCCAACGCTCGGCTTCTCTCCTTTGTCACTAGAAGAAATCGTCAACAAGCTTGATACAGTAGCTTTCCATTTCTCCATAGGCTCTGCATCAGGATCAAGCCCAAGAATGTATTTCTGTGGCCACGAATAGAACTCTGCTGTAATATCAGCTCGCTCTAAAGTTCGCTTAGCGTATTTCTGATAATACATTCCTGCCCTGGTAATACGAGACCGACCAAAAGGACGGACCGCATCAGGACGATGAATAACCGGAACCAACAAAGGGATACCAGTTTCATTCACAACCGAGTATAGTCTACCATCTTTCGGAATGAAGTGAGTAGCATTAGGCTCGAAGTAGGCTTCAAGTGTTGGACGATTGTAATCATCACGAGCCAACACCGCATAACCTTCCACAAGCAACCCAGTGATAGGATCAATGACACCAGTTGCATTACTTGATTCAATGACTTGCAACCTCACCTCATCATCCTCACCCTTCGAAATGTAGACAAAACTACACGAACCAATCAGCGCAGCTAAAATGGCACTATCAAAGAAGATATCAGGATTGTTCCGATTAAAGATTTCTGTAACATTAAAATCATCGTTAGCAAATTCCCTGAAAATCAAACGATCTGCAAGGCTATCAACTCCCTTTGCAGCCCAACCAAGAACAGCTTGGTACTTCACCCTGATATGTGCAGGAATTGTGATTCCTGTCGGTGCTTCATAGTGCTGCATCGCATAATGCTTGTATCTCAGATTGACTCTGCTCTGATATAGAGTCAACTTCCTCCTGAGATAGTCAATTCCTCTTAATTCCAAACCGTTCTCCTTTCTTTGTGATGATTTGGCGCGAGAAAAAATGTACAGTGACGGCGTGAAGCCCTCGAGCGCCTAGTGGGAGGGGGATACCCCCCTATCCTCAGCTAGGACTTTCTCACACTCTTCTATTTCTTCTCTAAGTCTAATAATCTGGTAATTCATATTTTTATTAAAAATAATTTAATTATATTTTTTTATTTTAAGATTTATATTTTGTCCAATCTCTTGATTGTGGCAAGTTCCTGTTACCAACAACAGTACTACTTGCTGATTTATCATCAGCATAAAGCTTATCAGACTTCTGTCTATTGCACTGCCAGTGTGCGAGCTGTAGGTTATTGATGTCTGATGGATGACCGTTCCGATTGATTGGAATAATGTGATCGATAACTGGTGATAAAGGATGTGGATACTTCAATGATTTATCCACTGGTAGTCCACAAATCCCACAAGTATTTCTGGTCTTTAGAATAATCTTTTTATTCTTTTCAAAAGCGACTCTGTGAGGACCACTCCGGTCTGGTCTATCCTGGGGGGTATTCATTTAGGGAGGGGCCTTTCTTTTTTGGGAGGTAGGGAGTTAAATTTTTATGATGTAGGGGGGGAGTTTTTCAACCTCTAACACCCTCGTATATTTAACATATCTTATATTCTGTTAAATAAAACTAACATTCTTAAAAGTCAACTGTAGCAAGTGCTTACATCTGTTTCATTAAAAACTGATTTACTTTTTCTCAATATGTAAAATAAATAGTCATTTAATAGCTAAAATTCATCATTGAATCATCCAATTCATCCTGCTTAATACCTATATAATCAAGTGTGATATCTGGAGATGAATGATTAAATAATTCCATCAAGATCGCTACATTTTGATTTTTTCTGTAATGATGATAACCAAATGATTTTCTCATTGAGTGAGTCCCAATGTTTTTAAGGCCAACATGTTCAGCTGCTTGCTTTAATATTTGATAAGCTGCAACTCTTCCAATATGAACGATTCTTACTCCGTCTGTCCTAACTTTTTTCTTACTTGGAAATAGGTAATCATAACCTTTAAGGTCATTTGTTTTAATGTAGTGACTTAAAGCTTTTCTTAATTCAGGGTTGATAGCAAATCGCTTGACCTTACCAGTTTTCTTTTCAGTAACCTCGATTCTATCACCTATCACTTGTTTCACTTGGAGAGGTATGATATCGCTGATGCGCATTCCAGAATACAGACCGCACATGATTAGGACATAGTTTCGCTCACTCTTTGATTTTAAAAAGTCTTTCATCCGTTCAATGTCATCAAGTTCACGAATAGGTTCTACTTTTTTCACGATATCACCTCCAAACTCAAATAAAAAGACAGGGTGTGCCTGCCTTTACAATTATTTCATAATATAATTTTAGCACATAAAATCATATATCCACTCCGAACTTACTCCGAATTTACTCCAAAAAAACTCCGAATTTACTCCAAAATCTCAACCTGTTCACCATTGCGGTATAACTCTGCAAATGCCATCAAAGCTTTCTCCAAAATATCATAGTATGAACTTTCTGAAATTGATAAATCCCGAGAAATTACTTCATCTTTCTTGCAATCCCACTGAAGATACTTTTCAAAAAGTATCCTACGATATAGAGGATCGTGTAAGTTACTAACTGCTTGTTCAATTGCATCCAGCTCAAGTTCTGCATCAACTTTCCGTATAGCTAACTTCTCAACTTGACTATTTCTTCCACTTGACTGGTTTCTAGGCATGAATGAGTAGGTTGTCGTTACTCTCTGACCTTCAGTGTCATTGGCCACACGACGCCATCGAGGATATCCCTTTAAAATTTTCTTGGCATTTTCTTTTGTTTTAGCTTCATTTATATCAGGAAAGAAGGGCATTGCTCACCTCGTTTCTATCTCAAGTAATTCTTCCGTCAAAATCTTCGTGATTTCTTCCACTTGATAATCTTACCATCGTTATTATTATTGAAATAATCTGGCAATCTTGCTGTTGGACTTTCTTTGTAGACCACTTTTTCAAAAACCTGGATTCCAGGCATCATTTCATCATCTATCCATCCAACTAGCCAAGCAGGATTTACATCATAGGTTTTAGCAATCATTTCAATTTGCTTAATAGACGGATATCCACCTCGCTCGTACAAATGGATTGTATTTTGTGAAACACCTGTCTCTTTCGCCATCTGTCCTACAGATAAACACAGGTCCTCTCTAAGTTCTTTCAATCTTAGCTGCATCTTGCTCTCCACTTTCTAGTATTAGCTTTTATGAACTCAGCCTGCTCCTGCATCTGCTTCCATTCATAATCCATGATGATATCAAGCTGGTTGTTACAAAGACCTTTTAAGAAATCATTTTGAGCTTCTAGCTTCTCAATATCCTTATAGGCCCTTTCATACAGTTCATCTTCCAGAAATCTAATGCGCTCTGCCATTGCTTCCTGAATGATGATGTAAGTTGGTTTCTTGTACTTTGTCATTACAATATTACCTCATCTCCTATTTTTAGAGATTCATAGTTTGTTTGAGTAACTACGAATACTCCGTAATTTTGTACTGTGATAGTGTACATGTCGCCAATCTTCTCCTTTTGTGAGACTCTACCTTTGATTTCTGCACCTTGATTATCAGCTTTATAGACGACAATCGGACGCTTTGCTTCTAGTTTTTTTATGTGGATACTCTGCCAAATATTTAATACAGCAGACAATAAAATCCAGATTGCGATAAATCGTTTCACTTCGCCCCTCCTAAAAAATTGTTTGCAAAACTAGTTTGTTCTGTATTAATTATTTTGTGTTTATAATTCAATATCGGAGCCATAACATCATTTGTCAATGCAGGCTTCAAAATGATTTCATTTGTTCCCAAAAATCTTTTACCGTTGATTTTGATTTTGATATCATAACCGTTAGCGATATGTTCAAGGTCATCTTTAGACAGGGAGATTTCAAATTTACTCATTATTCCACCTCCTCAACTTCCACACCTTCGCAATCAAACACCCAGCCAAATCCAGCTTTTTCTAGCTCTTTTCGGGTGTGTTTTGTTTCATAAAGTGAGTTTTCTTCACGGTCTGAGAATAGCCATTTGTTTGAATGTTTCTCACGGTTCAAAGTTTCGTGCTTTCCACAAATCCCTTTTATCTTCACAAAACACCTCTTCTCTTTCTCGACCTCGTAGCCGAATAGCCAAGCACGAGCGACTTTGTTGTAAGCATCCTGTTCATTCATCAACCACTCATTGTATTGTTTGTTGAGGTTTTTTTCTCTAAGCGCATCATATAATGTAGCGTTCTGTCCCTTGTAATACTCGATAATTTCCGCCACAAACTGCGGAACCTTTACTTGATTCAACTCACGTCGAATCTTATCAGCATCTTTCAATTGGTTGCCAACCCATTCTCCATCAAATTTACCTTGCTCGTAGCCCTCACGATATTTCATTGAACCGTAGTCGTCACCTAATTCTTTAAGAATGCCGTTAAGCCATCTAGCCTGTGTCATTGGATCAAACCCTCTGATTCGACGAACGACATCTTTTAATTTGAACGGCAACGGTTCTGGTTCGTCTAAAGACCGTAAGTCTTTCAAAACCAAATCAACCGAGGTCAATTTCTTCTTGCTATCTTTAAATTTTTCATAGCGTTCAATTAGTCCCTGTATGTTCATTCTCTATCTCCTTCGATTTCTAAAACGGCATCCTGTATAAAAGTATTGCCAATTCCATAGTGTTTGTATTCCTTAGCTGTCACTTCAAATCTTTCTTCAACTCGCTTATTCCCTACATAACCTGAAACGACTAGAACATATCTTCTTTGGGTTCTTGTTGGTACAAGTACTGAACTTTTCCCAGACACCACGGGTATGAATGTGGTGTGAGGTTCATCAATGTACTTATCTACTACTGTCCCACTCGAAATCTGGTGACATGCTACGAGTAAGGATGCAAATAAAACAATACATAGGATTTTAAAATATCTCACTCCTTTACCTCCATGCTAATAATTATGGCTTTTTTATCTTCTTTGCAGATAAAAATAAGCGCTTCGCCTTTTTTCAAGTTTTTTAAATCCTTTTTTGTGAGTTTCACTTTATGGGCTTCGTGGTTTTTACCATTTATTTCAATCATCCCAAATCCTCCTTCTGTTCATCCCCCTAGATTGCTAAATGCGACTTCCCAGCCATAATTTTCATACTTACGTACGATATCTTTTAAAATTTTACCTTTTGAGATTTCAATTTCTTGTGTAAATTGCATACCTTGTTCAAATGTGAATATCTTAATGTCAACATTGAATTTCTCAGATATTTTTGTGTAATCGTCTGGGATAGCTCTCCACGCCTGCGTAAAATTATTAAGCTCGATGATAAGAAAATCATCATCAAGATGAATTTCAAAACTTTCACCGTCAATAAAAGCACGTTTTGTGCCATTGATATAAAAATAAGAGTCCGTTGTGGTAAAAGTGATTATCTCACCATCTGTATCTTCTTCGATTGCGATGTTTCCAACAGCTCCAAACATATATTTCAAAGCTGATTTAATATTTTCTGCACGTCCTCTTAGTTTAATTGTTCCTTCTGCAAAATTTGCCATCTTTATCCTTTATAATCCTCCTCTTTAACAAACACCCCATCAATCATCTTACCTTTGCGGTCCTTGATAACTTCATAAGCTTCTTCTAAGCAATTTTCAGCTGTAGTGCCATTACAAAATGAAACCGTACTAACCACACTGTCAAGAAACATCAAGTCTGCTTTGATTAAAGGAATCTGTGTCTCATTGTGACAGACATGAGCGTATAGCTTCTGAGCGATATTACCCAAACTAGAAACCATCAGCAGCAATTCAAGTTCCTGTTGATTTGCTTGAATCTGAGCGCCGTTCTTGATTTGTTGATCAAGTCCAATCAATACTACCTGGATGTCTCCAAGAGCATCATAGATCAGTTCAGATTTATCCTTTGCGATACCTTCAAATAATTCTCCTGACTCTTCCATCAACTTCAAGAACTGTTTGACAGGATTTGCTTCATGCAAGTTACGGTCAACAAACCACTGTTGAACCTTGTTTTCTAATTCTGTGTTGTTCATATTCTTCTCCTTAAAATAATTTTATTTGCTTCTCATAAGTATCAAGTCTCTGTTTGGCAAGGTTAAAGATTCTTTTGTCAAGCTCGCAACCGACATACTCAAAACCTAACTCCTGACAAGCAATCAAGCTACTTGCTGAACCGACATGAGTATCAAGAATCTTATCTCCAGCTTTTGCGTAGTTTTGCAGCAACCAAAGATAAAGATTGATGGGTTTTTGAGTTGGATGAATTCTAACCTCATTCAAATCCTTGTTTCCTTGCTGGATATGTCCTTCAGATATTGACTTCCCTTGCATCATACCGTTCCACATATAGCGAAACATCCGTGTACTATCATGTAAACTGCAGTACGCTATCTCACAATCTGAGAAACTTGACTGGCCATTAACTTTATCCCACACAATTCGACCAGGCCCAAAAGAGTAGTTGAAGTAGTTCACACCCCAAATGATTTGATTTTTTGAAACTCTAAAAAGTTCATCAAAATAATCTCCATTTGGAATTTGCCACTCTGAGGTTTCGCCATACAGTCTGCTTACACCTATTGGACTGACTTTTCGTCCGTAAAATTTTCTTTTTTCTGGTCCGGAAAAATACGGTGGATCAACAATAGCTAAATCAAAATAGTTTTCAGGATATCTTTTCATGACGTCCATGCAATCTTCGTTAAGAAATAATTTCAAGTCATCACCTCATTCCAATTCCTTTGCTATTGCAGCGATAACATTGACTGTCACGCTATTTCCTGCTTGTTTGTATAATTGACTATTGCTATTTACTTCTTGAGCTTTGTCAAATGCCCAGTCAGGAAAGCCTTGTAATCTCCAACACTCACGAGGTGTTAGCTTGCGAATACGATAGCCAAAAGATAAATGGTTATTTTCGTGATAGCTATTACTTGTCAGAGTAGGAGCTATTTCATGCACTCCGCCTTTATTATAACCATGACCACGTTGAATAATTTTAGGTTCAAGACCTCCGCCTTGATATGCTCTGATTGTTGGTGCGATACCGTCTGTTTCATAAACCACACCGCATTGATTAAAATTTGGCTGCAATACTCCAAATTGTTTTATAGTATTACTTTTTATGGCTATCTTTTGCCCCTCTCCCTTGTTTGTGGTTAGTGTAGGAGCTAGTCCGTCAGCTTGATAGACTTCCCCGTTCATCCCGTTGCCAGATGGGTTTACATTGCCAATTTTCACGACTGATTTGTTACTAATTGACTGACTTTGTCCACTGAGAGGAAAAATTCTTCTGGTACATTCTCCTCTAAGATGTCCGATAATGAACACACGTTCGCGATTTTGGGGGACTCCAAAATCCTTGCTGTTAAGCACTTGCCATTCCACATCGTACCCCAGCTCATCCAAGGTTGAGATAATGGTCTCGAATGTAATTCCGTTTTCGTGATTGAGGAGTCCTTTGACATTCTCAAGGAATAGATATTGAGGTCTGAGAATAGATGCGAACCTAGCAATTTCAAAGAACAAAGTTCCTCGTATATCTTCAAAACCTCGTCTGTTTCCTGCAATTGAGAAAGCCTGGCACGGAAATCCTCCACAGATAGCGTCCACACATCCGATTCTTCGAATAGACTCATCTGTGACTCTTGTAATGTCATGTAATTCAATTTCTCCCTTCGTGTCGTGTATAGCTTTATAACTGGCTCTTGCGAATTTATCAATCTCACAAAAACCTATACATTCATGCCCTGCCGATTCCATTCCTAAACGGAATCCACCAATGCCAGCGAATAAATCCAAAAATTTCATCTGTTTATCCAAAAAATACGACTGCCTCTGTGTGTGAATTTGGCTAAATACGGGCAGCCGCTCGTCCAAGGTCACATAACCTTTACTGACACATTCCTAGCTCGCTTTTAACGTGGTTCGCGACACGTTGATTTTGTCGCTAAGTAATAGCAATCTACTGCACCATAATCAAACCTCACATCGTCTTTCCCGATGTATTTTTTGAATTTTGGTCTGGTAATACCTGAGAAAACCCACTGATGGTCTTTCATCCGCTCGATAAGTTCATCCACATTGTTGAAGTCACCAAGAAAAAACTTGCAGTGCCCATTGTAGACGAAATATAGTCTTAATAACAAGGTGTCCCACCTCTCTAAAAATAATCTTTCCTTTTATTTTTTAAGTCATTAAATACCATCAGATGATCATTGTCTACACCCTTCATCAATCGACTCATAAACGGCCGACCATATCGCTTCTGAATTTCTTGTGCAGTCAGATTAGTCGTGATAACCGTATTGGCCCTTTTGTTGAGAATGTTGTAAAGAATACTGAAGGACCACTCACTGTCCTTCTCCATACCCAAATCATCCAAAACCAAAAACTTAGCACTAGCAATTTTATTGACCAGGAACTCTTCCTGACTAAAGTCCGCCTTGATTTTCATCAGTAAGTCAGTGACATTGATAAAGATAGCAATTTCTTTTGTAGTCTCTGATAAATATTTCATCATCGCAAAAGCAAGATGGCTTTTACCCGTTCCAGCTTCTCCTTGAAAAACAACATTGTTTCTAGCCCCCTCAGCCCACTCACTACAAATCCTATTTGCAAAAGCTAGCTTTTCCGCTTCTTTTTCAGTGGGTGTGTCAAAGTTGTCAAGAGTAGCATTTTTCAGTACATCATCATAGAGAGAGAATTTCTCAAGATAAAACCTCCGCTCTCGCTCATGCTCTGCATCAGCCAGCTCATTGACCTTTATTTGATTATCGGCATGGATCCGTTCAGATTCACACAAACGACAGACAATATCATTTGTCCGTAGGATTTTGATAAGAGGAATCCCGTGCCTATCACAAATTTCATCCTGCTGTTCAGTATTTCTGTGATAAGATAAAGCTGTTTCTTCCAGTGCATCAGTTACCATGATACCTTACCTCCGCAATCCTGCCAGCTGGCCATATCTGACAAACAGGCTATGACAGTAGAGAGAGATTGTTTTACAAGCAGTGACTTCTTTTCTTCGCTAATAGGATAAAATTCATCTTCAAATTGCTTGATAACTTCTAAAATCCCCATTCGTCTTTTACCTCCAGTCCTGATTTTTTTTCTTGATGTTGTTTTTGAGATTGTTGAACCTGTTCAACTGTTGTAACCTGATTCAGCTGCCAATTTCGCAAAATACCACCTATGTATTTAATGTTTGGTTTTCCTAAATTAACAGCGATCCTCAAAGCTTCTTTGACTAGTTCAGAGTCATTTTCGTTCAACAGATGATTGATTTCTTCAATTTCGAAACCTGATAGCAATCTGCGAAACTCAGACTGAAATAGTTCTAAGATATTTTCACTATTACTAGTAGTAGTTATATTCTTATCTTCATCTAATCTACTCTTAATCTTAGTCTTATCTCCTTCTTCTTCTAGTGCGTTACCGTCCGTTACTGTAACGTTACATGTAACGTTACCAAGAGCAAGATTTTTCTGCTTCTCTCGGTGTCTTGCTACACGATTCCGTGTTTGTTCCTTGATTCTTTCCATGCCATCAATATTTTGATGTTTTTCCCAATTTGGCAAAGTAATGACACCGTCAATAATTTCAATCATCCCAAATTGCTCAAAGACTCCCAGGGCCATTCTGACAGTGTTTAGAGGCCTTTGAAAAATTGTAGCGAGCATTTCATCAGTGTAATGAACTTTATCCGACATCATCAAAAGCCCGTTGCGATTATGTTTGCCAGCGAGAGCTAGGATTTTAAACCATATAACTAAAATGGCATCATGATCTGGTAGTGCATCAATAAGACGTATTTTTTCATCGTCAAAAATGTCAGTCGTAATCTTAATCCATTTGATTTCAGACATTACTCCCCTCCGTTTTAATCCACAAATGTTTCTTTTCGTGTCACGGGATCAATGTCAACACGTCGCCCTGTTTTAAAGTCGATAAACCCTTTCTCAACTTGTGGCGCTTGAAATTGAATCTTCTTCTTTGGTCTCATGGCCATTTTAAGTTTGATATTCATAATCAGCGATTCAATCAAGACCACTGAAACTATTGTGCATACTGCGATAATTTGTAAATTGTTCATGTTTTTTATCCTCTTTTTGTGCTATAATATAGTCAAATAATTTTGCTAAGACCTTGTCCAGAAGCCTTTTAGTAAAGTTATTATATTTGATTAGAGAGCCATTCTTTGATGGCTCTTTTTGACCATTTCTTACCAGGTAATTCCTTTGGAAATCCCTTTAAGTAACGATAATTATCTGAAAATGTGGCATACTTAATTCCTAGAAATTCGCAGGTAGTGTTCACATCCATCAACTCTGGATAGTGATCACTATCTTTTTCTATTTCGACTAGCCTTGTGATTGTGTCCTTGATAATGGACTTAATCCATTCAGATAGTGAAAGTAGAACATTGTCCATCTTCTTCCCCTCCTACACTTCGTCAAATGAGTTCAATTTCATGATTTTCATCTTGGTATTGGTGCTTGGCTCCCAAGTCATCCAATAGGCCAGGGCTGCATCTGCGAATTTTTTCGGTAGCAAGTCATAGCGACTGATATTGAAATGATCTTTGAAATCAATCTCTGCTTGCCTGAAGACAGATTGAGCGAAGATTTTATCAGCATAAGCTGGGCTGTCAATCCCACCCAAGCAAGCCACCACACGAGCCTTACGCTTCTTCAGGAGCGACTGAGCATAGCTCGGATGAATCGGTTGTTCACTCTTGAGATAGTCTATATCTTCAAGCATGGTCGCCTGTTGCTCACGTAATTTCTTTTGGCCAGTAAATAGAGCAATGAAGGCATCCTCATCCAAGTCCTCACGAATAAATCCGCCTTGTTTTCGAATCGCTGGCAAGACCTCTGATGTCACCCAACGCTTAAACTCTTTAGCTTGAGGTAACTTGCTGGATAAGATAAGAGAGTAGAGACCAGATTCGTTAATGATGATAGGATTTTGATTTCTACCCATGGCGTCACGAATCGTTACCCCATCTGTCTTATCATCTTCATCTACATGGTCAAAAATTGCTTTTCTTGAATTCGCATATCCCAAGATATCCGCAACATCCTTCCCAACGAACCAAGGCTCGTCATCAATTGTCAAAGTACGGACTTCCTGCCCGTGAAAATTAAAAATTTCGTTCATAATATTCCTTTCTAGTTTTATTTTGTTCAAGCTTCTTGAACTTCAAGTTTAAAAAAATAATCCCCTATTTGGTTATCTGGAATAAGTAACAGATTACAAGCTGTTGTAATTTCGTTATTTTTCCAATAACGCTGATTATTTAATTTAAGTGAAATACTTCGTTCTGAAAGTTTCATAGCTTTAGCGAATTTTTTCCGGCTATTAAAAATTTCAGTAATTCTTCCATTCAATTTTGAATAATCAAATTTCATTTATTCTCCTTTCTATCTTTTGTTCAAGTTATTTGAACTTTTGTGATTATAATTCTACTCCTTATTTTTCACCTTGTCAATACTTAAGTTCATTTTTTTTGAACTTTTTATTTTTTAGCTTGAACTTTTGTTCAAATAGATATATAATTACTATTGAGAATGGAGTGTTAAATATGAAAACTACAACATCTTTACGACTAAAACAAATTCTGTCTGAAAGAAATCTTAGACAAGTAGATATCTTGAATAGTTCTTTACCACTTCAAAAGGAACTTGGTATCAAAATGGGTAAGAGTGCTTTGTCACAATATGTTTCAGGAAAGTCTTCTCCTGATCAAGACAAACTTGTTTTATTATCTAAAACATTGGGGGTCTCCGAAGCTTGGTTAATGGGATATGATGTTCCTATGTCAGACGATACTCCTGTCCAAGAACTAAAAATCCCTACTTCTCCTCTTGTTCAGAAAATAACTGAAAAAGCTGTAAAGCTTACTGCTCCTAGAAAACAAAAGGTTTTGGATTTTACAGAGAACCAATTGCGTGAGCAGTCTAACAAAGTTATCTCATTAGAGGAAGACTTATTTGAATACAAGGTATATGAAAAACTTTC